GGCGACGTCGTAGCGCCGGCGCGAGTTGGCCCAGCTGGCGTTCCTCTCCTCCTCGCCCGAGGCGAGCTCGACGATCTGCGTGCGCCGCTCCGGCCCGCCGCGCGCGCCGCGGCTGATGTTGTCGGGAAACCGGACCTCGTGGAACGCCATCAAGTCTCTCCGTGGTTCGTGCTCTGGCCCCCGCAACCGGTTCCCACTTGCGGGGTCGCACTCACATGCCCCTCCGGCCCATGGCGACGGCGCGTGAGATGTCCGCGGCGACCTGCGTCCGCGACTGCCGGAAGCTCTCCGCGTCGCGGGTCTGGATCGAGATGTTGACGACCGGTGCGGGCTCGCGGTCACCGCGCGGGGCGTCATACTCGCGGGTCTCACGGCGCGAGAGCACCCGCTCTCCGCGCTGCAGGATCGCCGGCACCTCGTCATGACGCAGACCCAGTGTGCCGCCGGAATGCATCCGCGGGGCCGCCGCGAAGGCCGC